GGCTTGTACCAAAGGACGCAATATCGTTGTCTCCGGTAAACCAGCTTACCAATCCACCCGTATTCGGTAATGTATTTGCCAGCTCAACCACTGCTTTGCCAGCCGTTGCCGAATTCGTAACAGCCTCCACATCAATGCCTGCAATCGCGTCAGAGTAGGATTTCATTGCTCTACCAAACGGCACTAGCTTCTCTCCGAACGTATCCATGTCGTTCTCTCCGGTAAAGAAGCCAACGACACCGCCACTGTTCGGTACAGTATTTGCCAATTCGATTAACGCCTTTCCCGCCGTAGCGGATTCCACAATCACATTTGCATCCAGACCTTTTACAGCCTGTGAGAACAGCATCATTGCCTCGCCGAACGGTACAAGCTGCTCACCAAACGCATCCATGTCATTTTCACCGGCAAAGAAACCTACCACGCCTCCGGAATTCGGAATTGTGGTCGCCATTTCAGCCATGGCCTTTCCTGCGGTAGCAGCATTCGTTACGGTGTCAGCATCCAGTCCTCTTACGGCATTTGCAAACCCCATCATCGCTTCGCCAAATGGAATAAGCTGGGCGCCGAAAGCACTCATATCATTTTCGCCTGTAAAGAATCCGATAACCCCTCCAGAATTAGGAAGAGTTGCCGCCATCTCCGCAAGCGTCCTTCCGGCGGTGGCCGCATTTGCTACTAATTCCCCATCCATACCAGCAATGGCGATGGAAAAATCACGCATAGCTTCACCGAAGGGAACAAGTTGGGTAGCAAAGTCGCTCAGAGAAGATCCGCCAGTAAGCCAGGAAGTCAATCCGTTCAGAATATCAGCAGCGGTTAGAATAAGGATCGTTTCCGCCAACGCTTTCACACCATCCAGCATGGAAGGATTAAGCTGTGTAGCCCCTTCGATAAATGGCTGCACATTCGTCATAAATGCAGAAAGGTCTGCGCCAATTTGAGGGAACTGACTGGAGACTCCAGACATGAAACCGCCAACAATGCCACCGACAAATTTGCCAATCGCAGTACCGATTCCCTGAAGAAGATTTCCGCCCTCGCCGATAAGCCATTCCAACCCAGGAATCTGAGCCAGAGCTCCAACAGCCGCCAGAACCAATGCCAATTCCGCGATGACTGCACCCATTCCAAGAACGCCAAGCATAGCTCCAGGCACCAAGGAGGCAACAGCACTGAGAGCAAGCATAATCGCTGAAAGCAAACCAATTCCGGCGATTCCTTTGATGAGTACATTCACATCAATGCCACTCAAGGCGTCGATTACCCCGTCAAAGAAAGCCATCAGTAACTCTACTCCGGCTTTAATCAATTCCGGCAGTTTCGTCGTGATAGCCTGAATAATACCAATCAGAATATCAAATAGCTGCTCCACAATAGTCGGCGTATGTTCGATCAGAGCCGAAAGGACACTGTCAATCAAGACAAATAGTCCATCTACGACCGCTGGCACAGCCGTAACTAGAGCCTCGACTGCGGCGAGCACCAATACTGTAAATGCCTCGGCAATAGCTGGTCCACCATTTGCGATTACTCCTGCTAGAGAAAGGATTCCTTCTCCGATTGATTCGAACAGGAGCGGAATCAGACTAAGAATACTGGATACTGCCACCACGAGAGACGCTGCTCCTGCTGCTCCAGATACTGCCAAAGCAGAAAGTCCAGTAGAAAATGCAAGAATACCTGCACCTGCGGCCAGACATCCCACTCCCAATACAGCAATGGCGGCCGAAAGTCCTAAAATAGCTGGGGTCAATGGTCCTAATGCAACTCCTGCAACGCCGAGAACAGTGAAAGAACCAGCCAGTGCCACCAATCCTTTAGCAATGCTCTCCCAGGACATATTTCCCAACGACTTTAGAACTGGGGTAAATATCGCTAACGCAGCGGACACCGTAAGAACTGCTGCCGCACCCGGAAGTGCAGTCTTCATCGCATTAAGCGCCACAACAAGAATGGTCATGGAACCTGCAAGGGTTACTAATCCTCTGGCAATTTCATCCCAGGACATTCCGCCCATATTTCGAACTGCTTCGCCAATAATGAGTAATGCCGCACCGACCTCTACCATTCCAGTTGCTTTCGATATCATTCCATTTGGAAGAAGATTCATCGCAACCGTCACCGCTGCCAGAGAACCAGCCATTGTAGTAAGCCCTCGTCCAATCTCTCCCCAGGACAAGTTCCCCATCTTTTCTACAGCTTCGCCAAACACGAGCATGGCTGCTCCAAGAATCGTCATCGCTGTAGCGGTGGAAATTACATGTTTTGCGTTTGCTGTCACTTTGGTGAATACCGCCAGCTCGGTAAGAACTACTGCAACCGCAGATAGTCCCTTCAAAAGACTGGAAATATCCAAAGCACCAAATGCACCAACTGCGTCCGCCAGAATATTGATGGATGCCGCAAGAAGAACCAACCCTGTTCCTTTCAGAACACCCATTCCATCCAAATCCGTAGCCTTCAGGAACAATGCCAGTTCTGTGCAAAGAACGCCGACTCCGATTAGACCTTTAGCCAAAGAGCCTACATCCAAAGCTCCTAAATCTTCAACTGCTCCTACAAGGACTCGAATCGCTGCTGCAAATACTACTAAACCAGCAGAACCTTTTATCAACCCTTTCGATGTTTTGGAAAGTGCTGTTGCAGATGCTACTAAAATAGCGGATAACCCAGCAACACCGACTAATCCTTTTAGAAGCTCATCCCAATCCAAACCAGATAATTTTTGAACTGCACCCGCAAGAATAAGAACAGCAGTAGACATCCCAATCATCGCAATGGTCAACTGTCCCATTCCCTTGATTGCTGCTCCGTTCATTATCTTTTCAAAGATGGCCATAGAGCCAAGCAGTTCGACGAACAGAACACTCAAAGCCCCCAAGGATGCATTTAGCTTCTCGGAATCAACCAGAGACAATGCTACAATCGCTGCGGTCAAAATTGCCATAGCGCCGGCAATTTTCAGAAGAGTCCCAGCCTTTAGACTCGACTGCCATGCTTCAAGGCTTCCCTTAACCCCATCCAAAATATCTTTGAACGAACCAAGAATTCCGCCGCCGTTTTCCGTGATTTCTGATAGAGAATCAATGAACTTTTTCACTCCAATCAGAATTGCAGAAAACAATCCAGTATTGATCAAGTCTAAAATCGGGTCAAAACTTGCGGTATCAAATGCTGTGAGAATTGCTTCCCCAAGGTTTCCAAACGCATTTGCGACGATAGACCCGAGCTTCGATAGAACTGGAGCCGCCTTCTCGACAATCCCAATAATGCCCTCAAACGCCTTCTTTACCAGTTCGCCCAATTTTACAAACGGTTCAAATCGGGTCTGTACCTTATCCGCAAAATTATCGAGACCACTGGTATCAACATTCGCAAACTCGCTGAAAGCATCGGCGACTGTTTTTACAAAGGTCTTTACTCCATCTGCAATTGGTTTCAGAAAATCTCCGATTCCCTCGATAGCTTTGTTAAAGGCATCGGAAGATTTAATGGCTTCATCAATACCAACAATGAAATCTCCAATGCTGGCTGTAAAACCAAGAATCCCATCTCCGGCCGGAGCCACATAACCAATCAGGTCGGCAAATCCGCCAACCAGTGCTTTGACACCCTGAAGCCCGATATCAAATAAAGCGAATACCCCTTTGAATGTTCTCTTCAGGTTATTCGCCGTTTCTTCACCTATTTTGAATTTTTCTGTGAGTTCCTGCAATCCGACGGTAAGATTGTAAAGTTGCTCTCCTGTCATCGGTGGAAAGACTTCCTTAAACGCCTCTCGGATAGGCTTTATTACTCCTGCCAAACCTTCAAAGGCGTTTCTTACCGATTCGATCAAGGCGGTTCGACCGCCAAGGTCTTTCCAGTCCTGCAACATCTTGTTTCTTGCTTCGGCAGAAGCATTTACCATGTTGCCAAGAGAATTGCTGACCTCGGTTAAAAGTTCTTTTGCTTCTTCGAAGTCACCAATAATAATCTCCCAGCTTTGCGTCCAGCCAGATTGAACTGATTCTTTCAGAGTGTCCCATAACTGCGTGAATGTCTTTACCTTAGTGGCTGCGTCCAATGCTGTTTGAGCCAGTTCTGTAATCTCTTTAGCCTGTTCTTCGGTATATCCCTGTGCAATGAGGTCCGCCTCCGAATAAGCCCCGGACAACTGCGTCAAAGTTTCGGTCAGAACCTCGGTTGTCAGCCATCCGCCTTCGGTTAGAGATGCTCGGAATGAACCGTACTTCTCAATCATGGCGTCCATATTCACGCCAAAGTGTTCGGCCGTTCTCTTTAAAGCATCCTGGAATAGCTGACCGCCCATTCCCGCATTCACAACGGAGTTCCAGTCCTGCAAACTAACCTTACCTGCTGCAATCGCCTGCGAAAGCTGATACATAGCGGTACTGGCCTGATAAGCGTTAGAACCTGAAGCAGCCGCTAAGTTTGCAATACCTTTGATCGAGGTTACTGATTTATCCAAATCAACGCCGGCCGCTGTGAAAGTACCAATATTACGGGTCATTTCCGTAAAATTGTAAATCGTCTGGTCGGCATATTTGTTCAGCTCATCAAGAGCCGCATTTACCTGATCAATCGTTGTCCCTTTACTCTGCGTATTGGCAAGAATAGTCTGAACTGCATTGATTTGTGTTTCGTACTCCTGAAATCCCGTCTTAATCGGATCGATCGTCAGTGCAGAAACAATATTTTTACCAGCATTTAACGCTGAATTTGTGATGTTTGCCAGAGCCGTAACTGCCATGACTTCCAACGCTGAGAACCGCATCTTTACCGTCTCAACTGCGTTGGAAAGCGAAGTCATGTTGCAGTTTTTGGCTGCGGCATTCACATCTTCCAATCCTTTGGAGGCACCTTTGAGATTTAAGCTTTTTTCGAGCTTTTCAATTGTCGATATACTGGTCTGAACATTCTGCTCAAACTGCTTGTTATCGAATCGCATTTCAACGACTCTTTCGTCAATTGTCGTACTCATAGCTTAGTAACCTCCTTCCATGCGTTATTTGCGATTTTGTCAAAAATAGGCTGGATAGCAGGATTGATATAATCTCGCCCCTGTACCCAGCCGCCGTTTCGAGTCCCATGTCCGTACTGCAAAATAACAGCAATTGGAACTCCATTTTGAACATTTGAATTATGGAATGAAATCGTAACTGAACCTTTTCGATTCTCGATTTCGTAATACCAGGAATTCGCCGTTTCCCCAGAATCTACCGGTGTTGCAGACGCAAGGGCGGCTACTCCCTCTTTACCAAACTTATCCAGGTCTCCAATATGAACCGCTTCTTTTGCTCTTTCCAGAAAGCGGGTCAACTTGGAGAAGTCACCCTTTTGTCTGAAACTTATCATGGTATGTCCTCTTTAAATCCGAGTTGCATAATCCAGGGAAATCCATCCGGCACCGGATTTCAGCTTACCCCATCCAGCATCGGAACCGGCACCGCTCTTAACTTCGACAATGGTATATACGCCTTTCGGACAAAAACCATTGTTTCCGTAATTCGTTCCAGGGCCTTTGCGGATATACAAATCGGGAATGTCTACCTGAACCAGAAAATTACTTGAAGGTTTTTCTTCTGATTCGCCGGAAGCCGCACCTTTATAGGTACAATAAGCCTCATGAACACTGATCCATCCGGCACCGGATTTCAGCTTACCCCAGTAACCGTTCTGAATTTCGGTAATCGTATAAGTACCCCGGTCAGTAATCATTCCATTGATTCCATAATTTGTCCCGGGGCCTTTTCGAATGTTCAGATTGCCGACATCAACCTTATACAGACCTGTTTTGTAAGTTTTGGAGGTACTGTCCGTCGTACTTCCGCCAAGCTGAGATGTTACTCGATTCGCAAGGTCTCCCAGCCTGGAATACAGCCAATCCCCAGGACAGGCTTTATTAGCAAACCATCGATGAACCGTGAGGATCATCTCGTTCGACTTCGGACTGTAATTCAGAGATTTATCTTTGTCGCCAAACCAGATTAGTTTTGACTTGCCATTTCTCTGGCAGATATCAACACACAAAGCCACCAGCTTCTCATATACTGCACTTGTCATGGCATATGGATCGGTCATATCACTGGCGCACTCAATTGTCACAGCCCGCTGGTCATTTGCGTTACTGGAAGAACACCAGCTTCTATTTGCTTCGTCTACACACAGAACAACTCGTCCATCAGTCCCGATTCCATAATTACAGGACGCTTCTCTACTGGGACTGGTAAAGCAGCCGCCAATAGATTCTGCCGAAAGCTGTCCAACTACACAATGCGGAGTGATTCGGTCAATCGAATGTGTCCTAGCTCCGCTGTGGTTTGGACTTTTTACCGTACAATTCACCAAGCTGCTATTACTCATAGTAATCACCCTTTCGTGTTCCATTTCTTTCTTCGAGCCGCGTTCAATGCCGCATTCCGCTTCATAATTTCCCTGCGGCTATGCTTCTTCGGCGGCCTGCTTTTCACATCGCATACTCTTATCAGAGTGAACAATTTATTGAGATGCCACTTCTGGCATTCAAACGGAATGTTCAAAGCTATCATCCAGTAATAAATGAGTTCCGCCGTAATCTGCTCTCTGCTACCCTGTGTTTTTTTCTCTTCGAAAAACCGGGTGGCAGTCATAGGAAGTGCGATATACTTATTTACCTCATTGATATTGCTGTTTGTCAGATAGTTATAAACTTCCGGATTTACATTCTGCGTAAGAGTCATGCATTTTACATAATCTATAGTTTCTTCCAAAGTTTTTTCCTGCTTTGTCAGAAACGGCTTATTCCATCTCGATTCCCATTTTGAAAGAGAAACAAGAGAATGCTCCAATTGCAAGGTCTGAGCCTTTGTGTAAACAAACTCTTGCTTCACCTCATCCCAGAATTCTGTGGATGGTATTGTGATTCGGAGCATCTCTTACATCTCCTTTAACTCTGAGCGTTTGCTGCGATTGCAGGAGTCGTTGCAGAATTACCAACATTCATCACTGCGTTCACAAAGTCTGCTGCTGCCTTGTCATTTGTAACCAGTTCCTCGAAGAGAACCTCGTAAGCAGGGGATTCCATAAAGGATCTGGAAATCTCTTCGGACTTCATAAAGCGACGGCCATCCTCACTCTTGACACCGTAAGCCTTCTTAATAAGGTCCTCAAAGAACTCCATAATCTGGCCGCCATCGGCACCGGCGCCAATGCTTTTGAGCTGCACGTCATAGCCGCCCTTAACACTTGTCTGCATCTTTACAATTTCCGGCTTTGACAGGTGAAAATAGAAATCCTCTTTTCTTTCAACGCCATTCAGATCGATATAGGGAATAGTTTTCTTA